TATGTGTCTGATGAAGTTACAGATTGCAATTCAATTGGAACGTCCATATTCAGACTCAACTCAGGCACTATCTTCATAGTAACAGTAAAGTCTGGAGTAAAGAATGGCACAATTTGTTCTACAATTTGTGTCCCGTCTTCAGTATTTCTGACAAGCACATGTAAAGAGAAACTAAAATCATATGGAACTGGTGAGTACATATAGTTAAAATCTATACCGCCAGTGTTAACACCCTTAGTTATCTTATGTCCGCTGTTTAATTTGCGGCTTGGTGCATATGTCATACTAGTAAACTCAAAACCTAGTCGTGGCAAAGTAGCGCCAATTTCACGATTTAACGTAGGATCGCTTAAGACTCTCTGAATAAATTTCTGTTTTGGTCCATATTCAATAGGAACGTTCAGCGTTTGAATCTTAGTTCCCGTGTCGTTATATCTGTCAACTTGAATTTCGTTGAATAGATTGCCAAACATAATTACGTAACGTCTTAACGTTCCGTGATAGAAGTCGTGTCCGAACATCATATTAGAAAGTCCTTGTCAATGAGAATGGGTTTTGTTCTGAGAAATCTAGAATATCATCATCAATAATTTTCTGTCCAATTGCTTCATTGTCTGCGGCAACTTCGGCTGCGATAACAACATTGGCTTCATTGATAATGAATGTACCATCTTCAAGTAACAACAAGAATGCATCTTCATCCAACATTTTTTCATTGTTGGCTGTTGACATACTGTACTGAGTTTCAATGTTATCAATGTCGGTAACTTCAGTATCAAGACGTTCGCTAGAGTATTCGAATCTATCACAACGCATTTCGTATGTGTATAGTTTACCTAACTGAAAGAAGTTCTCAATGTTCTCTGTGAACTTAATTTCGTACATGTATCCAAGCATAGGAATCCAAATTAAGTCTCCCTCTCTTGGTCTTAGAATACTTGCGTAGTCATATGATTGTTCATCTAAAAGATATTCATCATCTTCATTCTTAAAATTATATCCATATTCAGTTATGAATGATGGCTTCAATGATTGTGTGAATCTTTTCTGTGCGACAACGAATGTGATTGACTCGTCAATCTGCAAACCAAACTTAGATAAGAAATCTTCTTGTCCTGCAAATCCATCAAAACTTTTAATATACAACTCCAACTCAAGTGCATCATCAAAAATCATAGACGCATCTTCGCCGTAAATTGTATCTAAATTTACGTGCGTTCTTGGTAAATAATAACCATCTACACCATAAATCTTAATAGATTCTATGACTAAATCTTCAACAAGACTTTGTTCCTGTTTGACAGGAGTGTACTGATTAAAATGACGATTACGTGCCATTGTGATTAGCCTATCATGTCAGTAACTGGTAAAGAATACGTGCTAATGACTTCTGCTTCTAATGCTTGAATTTCGTCTGTAGCTTCATCCCAGATTTTCTGCCCATTAAAAGTAATACCACCTGGCATAGAAAGTCCTTCAAACTTTTTAAGGTTTTCACCCCATTGTTTTTTGATTTGTGCAGTACAATACTTTTGCAAGAATCTATCATTGTACACATCTGTAAATGTGTCAGCATCAATCTTTTGATATGCTTCAATGATAATGAATTCACCAACTGTTACTTTTGTGTCCCAAGACATGTCGATGTAAACTCTGTTAATATGGCGATTGAATCTGAGAGATTGTTTACCGACAAACAGTTCTTCTGCCATTGCAACGTTTTGAAATGCCATGTAGTATGGCGCAAACGGACCAGTATTGAATGAATACAAATCATTCAAAGAAATCTGATATCTCAAATTGAAAAGATTGTTTGTAGAATAGCTGTCACCAATATCAAAGATGTTCATCACACCAATGATAGCGTCTGGTACTGTGATGTACTTGTTTGTTTTATCTTCTTCTGTGACTGCGTGTGCTAGATAGACTTTCTCTGTTGCGTCATAGTGATAGTCGTAGTAATATTGAAATGCAATCTCTATGCAATCTTCAACTTGTTCGTCTGCTACGTTTATCTCTAAGAGAGGCGCACCTAGTCTTCTAAGGCAGAATTGTTTGAATTCTTCTCTTGATGCTGGTTTGCTTGTACTCATTTACTTGTGCCCCTTAATGAATTTCATCTTCTATTTATAATAAGGGAGAAAATAAAAAAACCCACCGAGTGGGTGGGTTTTATTCAAAATAATATCTTTATTAATAAGTAGCGAGAGTGTTTCTAGGACTTGGCGCAGGCAACCCGCTCGGATTAATCGCATAGCAATGCATGATGACATAGCCATAGCCCTGGCTGTTGCCGATCGGTGATCCATTGTATCCGATGCCACCGTATGCTCTATTGCCACCTGGATATTCGGGGTCGCCCGTCCCTGCTGGCGTTCTACCACTTCCAGTTGTGGTTGACGCCTGACTAACTCCAGGGCCGCCAATAAATCCAGAACCACCAGCGGAGGCGGCGGTCCAAGTTCCTCTGCCGCTCCAATAACCTCCACCCCCGCCCTCAGATCCAGGACTTGAGTCACTATAGAAAAACCAACCGCTAGTTTGAGTGCCCGCTTGACTACCACCACTTTCACCTGAACTACCACCGCCAGCGCCGCCAGTACTGCTACTGTTTGTCGCCCCAGTGCCACCTCCACCAGAGAACACCAAAGCAGTAGTTCCTCTAAGTATTCCAGAAAATCCACCACCTGGACCGGCAAACGTGGAGTATCCTGATCCATTATTGCCCGGACTGCCGACTGCAACTCTTAATGTTTCTCCTGAAGTTACAGAAATGATTGCGTCTGAAAAACCACCGCCACCACCATCACCGTCTGGAAGTCCATTGTCGTATCCAGCATTTGATCCGCCAGAGCCCCAAACTTTAACTCGAATATGAGTTGTTCCTGATGGAATGGTATAATTCGATTGTGCTGTATTAGTCCATTCTCTAGCTGACGTAAAAACAACAGTGCCAATGTAACTTGAATTCGTTGTTCCTGTCACACCAGATGACAGGGCGCTATTTCCTATTGCGTTTGTTGCATAAACCGTAATCGTATATGATGTACTTGCACTTAAGCCCGTAATACTAATTGGAGAACTAGCACCTGTAACTGGACTACCTCCATTTACAAATACAGTATAACTAGTAATTGCAGAACCGCCATTATTTGCGGGAGCATTAAAGCTAACCGACAGAGATGTTGTGCCCGTAGCCGTTGCGACTACGCTTGTTGGTGCGTCAGGTACTGTTGCACCTGCACCACCAATCATCATTGTTCTAATAGACATTAGGTTAATCCTCCACCATTGATTACGAACTCATTAGAAGCAACGCATAGAACAGTACATACGCCTCTCAATGCAAGACTTCTATTACCTGTGTTTGATGTACCAGCTTGTCGCAATGTTACGCTAGTGCCTTGAGTGATAGTGATTGTAGACCCTGAGTTATTGTAGATTGTAACGTTATCACCAATTGAGAATATGCCAGCATCAATAGTTACACCTGCTGAAGTGTTAATGAATCTACCAACGTCAGCGGCTGTCGCTGAATATGAAGTAGACTTTGCATTTGGAGCCAATGCTCTTAAGTTACCATATGCATCAAAAACATAGTCACCAGAGTAAATTTTACCTGCTACACCAACACCACCCGCAACTGTCAACGCACCAGTCGTAGAACTAGAAGATGCTGTAGTGTTTGCAACGTTAGCTGAACCAACAACTAGCGGTGCAAATATATTACCTGTTCCAGAGAAGTTAACTGTGTTAGCTGGTGTTGAAGAGTTGTTAGCAAACAACTTGAAAATACCATCAGTAGCATCACGAACGATACCACCAAACTTTGTTGTTGCACCAAACTTGTATTCACCAATGACACCAAAGTCAAGAATGTCAGCATTGTTGTTAGCGGCTAAGAACAAGAGTGAGTTAGCAACAGAAAGAGAAGATGTTTGAACTGTGTTACCAGAACCTTGCAAGCTAATCGCACCAGTAATTGTAACGTTACCACCAACGTTCAAGTTACCAGTCATACCAACACCACCATTAACAACTAGCGCACCTGTTGTTGTGCTAGAAGAGTTTGTTGGAATATTGATGTAAACTCTAGTGTCTGGTTCAATCTGCATCTGAGTATTACCAGTTGCGAAACCACCAGCACCGAAAATAATCTTTCTAGATGTACCCGCCTCACCTGTAGCAATAACTAAGTCACCAGTGCCTGTACTGCCTGCTGGTGCTTCATAAAGCATGTATGCGTCATCTTTCTTTGTCAATGCAAAAGCTGGATCATTATAGTTAGAACTATTGATACCCATTGAGATCCAACCAGAGTCTGTGTTACCCACATTATTCATTGCAATGAATTCTGAGTATGCTAGAGTGCCTGTAGATTGATTAACAATCGCTACGTCAATCGCATCGTTAGAAGATGCGGCACCAATGAATGTGTGCTTTTCTTCATTAGAATTAGTCTCTGTCAAGAATCCTGTAACTTGAGAACCCGATTGAACAGCACTTGATGCTTTAACTGTTGCCACAGAAACGTTTGCAGTCGCACCAGAAATTGTTCCGTTTGATGCAGTAATAGTTAACTTGTCAGTATTGACTGTGACATTTCCAACTAATGAGGATGTGCCAGAATTGACTAGATTACCTGAAGTTGTTGTTCCAGTAACAGTAAGTGCATTTGTTGTTGTATTGAATGTCAATCCAGAATCATCTTGAATAACACCTGCTGTGCCTGCTAAAACAACTCTTCCTGAAGTTAATGAAGAAATTTTCGCATTAGTTGTGTTTGCATTTGTAGCAGAAATATCTGTGATAGTCGCAACATTTGCGTCAAATATGTCTGCGGACACAAGTACAGTTCTGTTAGATGCAGTTGTGAGGCTAGTTAACGTATTTGCTACGTCATTATGCGCTGTTCTGAATTCGTTGAACGTATTAGACAATGCTACGTTTGTGAAAGTTGTCATAGTTATTCTCTCTCTTTAGTAATTTTTAATAATAGATGTTTGATTTCGCCGAGGTCTGACTTGATTTTGTCTACTTCTCCACGAATCAATGCGATTTCGTTCGTACTCTTATTTATATCAGAAATTTTTCGTTTCTGGATTTTATATTTTAAGAGAGAATCAATATCCGTATTGAGAATTGCTTTAGAATTTCTGTCTCTCTCTGTGAACCCACGGACAGGTTCGGCAATTTTAATCTTTTCTATTATCATGCTAATGCAATTCCTCTCAAATCTTTAACTTTTGATGCGAAACTTGGATTGCCAGATAAAAAGACAATCTTAATTGCAAAATACTTGTATCCTTGGAATGTTCTTCCATCAGGTGTTGTATATGCAACTGTATTATTTAGAACACGGAAAACGTTTTCTCCAGAAGAAATTGTAGAGAATACAGATTCAACTGTCAACGATGTATTATTTGCAATCGTAGCTACAACTTTTTCTGTTCTAGCCAAACCGACAGCAATTGTGTCGCCAATCTTCAAGTCTTCAATGAAGCGAGTGGATGTGCCAGTAACTGTAGTTGACGTATTAGAGGTTGCAACTGTACCAGAAAGCAATTCAGAACCACCAGTTTTGGCTACAGACGGAACAACATACTTTTCTTCTTTGTACTCATTTTGATTGAGCGTAAACGTTTCTGTTCCAACCAAATCCATAGGAGTATAGAATTTATCGTCAAACGCATCTGTGTCATTTTCGTTCAATAATTTAGCGTAGACTTTAATTGAAGTTCCTGGTGGACGATTGATTCTCAAATAGGTAACTAAATCGGCCGCTTCAAATCCGTCATTCAGCGTCACAACTTTAGTGATGTATCTAGACTCTGAAGAATATGGTCCTGTTGGATTTTCTTCATTACGAATAGTCATTGCTTGACTGACTGCATTAGCTGTGGTAAAGTTATTTGTAACAGTCAAATATGTATTATTTGCTACTGAAGCAACTCTACGATACTCATCGCCAAAGTAAGCATACTCACCAGGAAATACTTGTGTCGTAAAACTTGTACCAGAACCAACAACAATATTATTGCTAGAACCGTATGTGACTGTTCCAGTTATTGCTGTTTCATAAGAATTGTTGATAACATTCTTATCAAAGTGAAAGATAATATTCTCATCATCGATATAAGGACTGATAAACTTATTCGTTGTAGACAGCGTTGCTCTTACTTGCAGAGACTTAAATGCATTTGTTGTTTCTGCGGCAGTTGTTGAGATTTGTTTTCTAGAACGTAATATTAATCTTTCATAGTTTTTGATTGTCGTATAATCAGAATCAACTGCATATGTGCTGTCTGCTGTCTTAATGTCGTAACTGATATTTGTTCCTGGAAGAATCTGATCGCTAATAGCAGGAGTTAATGCATCGTATGTGAATGCAGTTGGTACTGAAATATTAGTCCAATATGCAAGTTTAGCAGAAGTGCTAAATTCTGCAACTCTCATTGTGAATTTCATATCAGTATTTTGTTTTGCTGTCCACGTTCTGTCGGTAGAAGATGTGAATAACAATCCGCTATTGTATGCTTGTTCTATTCGTGTTTGCTTGTCTGGATTAGTGATATCAATTGCGCCCAGTTCAGCAACCCAAATTGCAAAGTCTGGATCATTATTCTCAGGTTTAACAGCAAAGCAATAATCATTACCAGCATTTAAGTAAATAGGATTTTTGAATGTGAATTTTGTTGCTGACGTTGCATCATCACTAATGGCAATATTTCTATTGTTGACAAGTGCAATATCGCCATCACTAACAAATTGTGGTGATGGATATCCATTTTCAAGTTCACGAATTTCAACAGTAACGTTTCTGTTATTGTCTTGAGATTTTGATTTGAAGAACAAATCAATAGAAGTCAAATAGAATCCTTTTGGATAAGTATCTGGATCAACATAGAAACTCTGAGACAATGGATCAGTACTTCTTGGCGGCGGTTGTGCTATTGGCACACTTGCAGTTTCAACACGTTGTTGAGAAACAACTTTTCTACCTAAGTTTGTGATGTTATTGGTATTGTTAAATGATACGTTAAACGGACGAGAGTTAATTGTGACTGTGCCAGTCTTTTGTATAATACCTTGTGCATAGATGCTGTTTCTTGCGCTAGTTAATGTTGTACTTTCAGAATTCGTTGGACTGTCGGTGATTTTAAATTCACGTTGGCCTGTGTAGAATTTTGTTGAAGGAACTTCAAACAACAAATAAATTTGATTGTTTTTAACAATGAGTGGCTGTGTTTCGCCATCAGCAATTATTCTATGTGTTACGCCTACACCTCCCAATTCAATAAGACCCGTTGTAGTACTAACGGCAAACTTAGCATTTAATGTTTGTAGCGTAGTAGATGCACCAATCAATTCAATTTGATAGCAGTTTGCAGTAACGTTAATACCATCAAAAAATGCATAAACTCTAGAGTTATTTTTCAAGCCTCTAGCTTGAATAACGAATTCACGTTGACGCATCCAAAGTGCGGCTTCAACTTGAACTACTCTATCAAACTTAACGTCTTGTGTAG